CCCTGTCTTCTAGATGGGCAGGTACTACCTCCCTTAAGGCTTCGTGTAGCTTGCCAAGATCTACATCCCCTCCCTTGACATATAGTTCTAAAAGAAAAGCATAATCCTTATATTTTTGGATGTACACTCCAGGTAAATCAAAGCTTTTACAAATTTCAAGAACTACCTCTTCAGTAGTTACTTTCTTAGCACCTATCTTTAAAAGTAGTTGTCTTATTCTATCATCTATACTTCCTACAGATTCAAGCCCATAATCTTTTTCAAATTTTTTAAGATATTTTTCAGGGTTTTTACTCTTAGATAAAAGACTAGCTATAAGTCCATACAAGAAGTCGTCAAGACCATTTTCTAGCCTATAAAACTCTTTGTCTTCAGCAAAAAAAGTATCGTCTAGGTCTGATATTTTCCCAATATACTTAGGAAGTCTTTTTTTAAATCTTTCTCCCCTCATTGTATATCTATATCTCCTATACTAAATATTTCTTCTTCTCCTAGCTCTAAGGTATCAGCAAGTCCATTAACATTTAATTCAATTATATCCGCTACAGCTTCTATCGAATAAAGCAAATCTATTACCTTAGCTACTGTCAGTCTATTTTTCTTATATGATATTTCCGCATCCAGATAGGCCTGTAAGCTCTTTTTGAACTCACCTGATATAATTGATCTATTCTTTGAAGTTGAAGGCTCTAATTCAATTTTAGCCTTTACATTAAGAGGTTTAGTCTTGGCAGTAGAAACAGTTAGCAAAGCACCTATTGGGGCCAAAGCCTCACCTTGCCTATCCCCTCCATGGTCGATATGGTATTGAACTTTTTCTATTAGCTCACTACTTGCTGACCTTTGCATGGTATCTAAGATTGAAACCTTAACAGTTCCAGGACCTTTCCATAGTGGTAAGACCTTTACACGTCCTACTCCATCTACTTCCATAGCCCAATGCATATAGTGGTATTTATTTCCACTAGTTCCAGGATAACGCATTTTTAAGAGAATCCTTTCTCTTAAACTCTCGTCGCTTTCTAGGTTAGCCCCTCCACTTATAGGCTTAGCATTAGTTACTCTTTCTAGCCCTGCTAAGTGATTAAAACTAAAGTCAGTATTTTCAGGAACATTAGTTCCTTCTCCTTTTTTATTTGAGGCTATTTCTATATCTATATATCCATCTTTGCCGATATAAGCCATCTTTGTAGTGTAGTAGTCATTTCCATTTGCTCTAACTACAAAGCCTGCTGGTATAAAAAGATTGCTTCTTCCATAGAACCTGGCAATCCCTGTTGACCTAGTTTCTTTCTTTCTAAATACACCTACTTCTTGACCCTTTGCATCCAAAAACTCTCCCGCTGCTGTTTCTGCAAAGTGCATATCAATTAACCAGTCTACATATCCGTAAAGCTTAGCTACTTCCTTAGCTACCGCTTGGATATTATCACTAGCAAATGATCCTTCTACTTTATTAGGAGGGTTTTTCAGGTCATCTTTCATTCGTTTAGCTATTTCTAGCCAATCTATTTTATCAATCCTTACTCTATCTGTACTTGACACGATACCCTCACAATCTCATCACTAAAAACAGTTGTGTAATATACATCCACTTCAAGGCCGCTTTTAAAACTTTTCATATCTATTTGATTTATAGATACCATAAAAGGATGCACCATAATTGCTTCCGTGATATATCTTTTAATTTCTGCTTGCTTAAATTTAGATGAAATAACTTCACCAATCAAGCTATATATTTCTGTTCCAAATCTATCCGTATAGGCACTATGTCTAAATCTATTAGTTATCATGGCCTTATATATCCATATTTTCATAGCTTCATTGCCATATACGTAATAATGTTTCCCGTCTTTTGTCATTAGTTCGTTATTTTCAAAATCATAAGCATACTCACAAAATCCCTTTTCTTCTAATAGGTCTTCTTCTACATCTATTTTTTCTACATAGGTCATAGACCTAGGAAGTATTGCCATAGCTACCCCCTTCCTATTGGGTCATAAAGGGTCTTTTCTTCTCCTAGTTTTATAAGCCTACCATGAACTATAAAAGAATTCCCCCTATCGGTAACATCTATAAGATCACCTACAAGAAACATCCTATAGTCATTGTCAGGCTCCATCTCTAGGTCTCCTATTTTAATATCTGTTTTATTGGTGGTTGTGCTAATATTTTTGTGTTGCTTTATTCTATCCATGGCTGGCAAATATATAGTAAAGTTTTCAGAAGAATATTCTTGACCATTAATTTCAAAAGTAAAGGGATCAAGTTTTGTAACTATTCCTATTTCAGACGGATCTTTTTTGTTTTTTAAATCTTTTACAGATCTTACTAAACTATCCATTAACCCTCCCTGTTTGCATGCTTGGTATCCATTTCTAGTTCACTAGTAAGCTTTAAATCTACAGTATGAACACCGTCATTCAGTCTATGGGTATCTGAGGCAATATAAAAGGTTCCAGAAACGATAGAGGAATTAAGCTCTATAGATTTCCCTGAAATCATTCCCCAATCCCCTATACAAGTAACATTTATTTCTTGTTTAGCTCCTTGCATAAATCCAGACACTCCGCTTGCATCTCCTTTAAGAACCTTTTGAATTTTCCCATATCTTTCTTGACTGGCAGGTTCCTTATTAGCTTCTTCTTTTTCATCCTTGGCCTTATCATCTATTGCCTTAACCTCATTCACTAATTCATCAAGGCTTTCTTTATAGGATGTATCAAGGAGCTTTCCAGGTACTGATTCGTCTAGTTCTTCAATTACTGTTGTATGTTTATCTCCAGCCTCAAAGACATTTATAACCCCGTCGATATCGACCAGTTTATATTTCTTACCAGTCGCTTCGCTATCTTTTGTGTAACAGGCCATTATAGCATCATATCCAGTTAATCCCCTTAAGTTATAAGAGTATCTTCCTGTATCTGCTAAGTAACCAGCTTCAAGTCCTAACTCACTTATTATTTCTTGGCCTACTTCTTTAGCTGTCTTATCTGTATATACTTGTTTTGTAGTTTCGTTCTTATTTAGATAAATAGCCTTATCGTAGCAAGTAACATCAATGGCTACGTCATTATCCTTGGTAGCTTTAGACCATACAACTCCCTCAAAGAACTGCTCATTTACTCCAGTAGATAAATCACGAACTACAATTTTATCTCCTAGGTTTAAGTTATAAGCTGGAAAAGACGTATCAACATCAGCTCGTAATGCTTTGAATGTCAGTGTTCTAGTAGATTCTTTTATAGCTCCAGATACTTCTATACCTCCAATTACATTTGATATATCAGTGGTCCCACCGCTAGCACTTGTAACTATTGCTTCAACTTTAATCATCAAGCCCCCTAACTAGGTAACCTAAGCTTGGTACCAATTTGTAAAAGCCTTGGATTAGAAACACCATTCATGCTAGCTATTTCTTTCCATCTAAAACCATCACCATATTTTCTATCTGCTATATCCCATAAGGTATCTCCAGCTTTAACAACATAGCTTGTTTCAACTCTTCTTACTTCTGTGGGTCTAGGTCTTAATTGCCTTGTCCTTACTGCTCTTTGTGACCTCTCAACATTAAGGTAAGAGTATTCTTTTAAGCTTAAAGCAAAAACTACGTCTCCAGATCCATCTCCTTCTTTGTGTCCATACTCAAATGATTCAATAGCCATTGCTAGGTTTATATCCGTTTCCATAATAGCTACTCTTATGGGTTTTCCTGATAGTCTCCACTTTTCTATCATCTGTATACAAGTGTTAGGCTCAGGAAACTTTTTAGATAAAAGAAAAGGGTAAGGCTTAGACGGAAAAGTTGAATGGATAGTCATTTCTTTAAGTTTCTTTTTTCCGATTGCTAAGACCTCACCCGTATTTATGGTGTTAAAAGTATAGGTATTATGAGGGTTATCCAAACTATGTTCTTGTAAAGGCCAAGGTAGTTCTAAAACCTCAGCCCTATTATTAAAAGATAAAACTAATTGTTGCATTGTCATACAACTACCCCCAATCTTCTAAGTTCGTTTGATATAGCTAAGCCTACATCCTTATTAGTCATATTAGCACCATTAACATTAATTACTACGGATCTGTTATCAGCAGGCTTGTTAACTGTTTTTGTATTCTTAACTTCATTTTTTATAATTCTATCAGTCTTATCAGCAGGATAAATCTTATCACCACGGGCAAGCTGGATCATCTCTTCCCCACGCTCATTTATCCTTGTAAGTCCTCCAGAAAAGTATTGAGTACCTGTTGCATTGCCTTTACGACTAAAGTGACTCTTGATAGATCCCCAAGCATTTCCAACAGCATCTCCAACCATTCCTGCTATTTTCCCAGGAAGACCAAACAAAGCGTTCGCTGCTTCTCCTACAGCTCCTACTAGACTTTCAAAGGCCCCTATTGCGGTATTAACTGCATCACCTATAAATTCAAAAGCTTCTCTGGCCCATCCGCCTACTGTATCAGCTAGTTCAACTATCTTAGGTACTAGAACGTCACCAGTCCAAGTAGCAAGTTCAGTAAAAGCAGGAATTACAACACCAGTAAGAAAACTTGCTAAAAGTTCCCAAACAGGAGTTAAAGCTATGATTATATCCGCTAAAAGCTCAAAGGCTCCTACTAATATCTCTATAGCTCCACCAAGTAAAGAAAAGTTTGTTTCTATAGTTTCACCTAAAAGACTACTAAACGCCTCAATTACAGGTGCGAAGGCTTCTTTTAAGGCCTCAAAGGCTCCAGATAACTTTTCTTTTAGGGGTTCTATAACTTCCCCTATTTTTTCTGTTAAATTAGAAAAGCCTTCTTTAAACTTATCAATAGCAGGTTGTAAAAATTCAGTTATTTTGCCAAATCCTTCTTTTAACTTGTCAAGTCCAGCTCCCGCAAATTCACTGATTTTGTCACCTACTGCTTGGAAGGTAGGGATAAGTCCATTTAAAATATCATTGATCTTCAGCAAGGCAGGTGTCATGGCTGCAAATATACCACCTTCTTCACCATCAGAACCACCAAGAAGACCAGCACCTAATTTACTTAAAGCAGATCCAAAGTTCATCTTGGCAGAATCCCAAGTCTTATTCATTTCAGCGGCTGAATTACCAGCAGCCATTGAAGCTGCTTTTATTGCATCATCCGCACTAATTTCTCCTCTAGATACCATTTCTCTAGCTGTTTCTTGGTCTACACCTTTCATCTCGGCTATCTTTGCAAGCATCGGCAAACCTCTATCGGATAACTGCATAAGTTCGTCCCCTTGAAGTTTACCAGTCGTGGTAATCTTGTTCATGATAGCCCCAATATCGTTAAAGTCTGATCCTGTAGCAGCGGATATATTCGCAATATCTTTCAGGTATCCATTGATATTTTTTGTGTCTACACCAGCAGCTATAGCAGATGAAGCTACACTCATAGCATCACCAAAGCCATAAGCTGTTCCTGTAACTGCATTCATAGCAGACTTTGAAATATCTTTTATTTGACTGTCACTAAACTTTCTAGAGCCATCAATATTAGTTTGACCCCTAAGCCTAGCCTTTGCTGATTGAATGTTAGTTAACCTATCCATACCAGCACCAATGGTAGATGAAGCCATATTACTTACGGCTCCTATTCCTTTAGTTATAGCTTCAGTTATAAGGTTTCCGCCTACTACTGACTTAAGTATAGACATTCCACCAGAGCCACCACCTCCAGAACCTCCGCCACGGCCTTTAAATGCTTTAATTGGATTTAATTTAGAAAAGAAGCCCCCAATTTTTGAAAAGCCTCCTTTTATTCCTCCACCTATAGCACCAAGCTTATCTTTTAGTCCACCGCCTAAAAACCTTGTAAGTCCTGAAGATTTATCAAGATCTACTTTTACTTTGTGCTTCTTCCCTGTAAAAGATTTTAGTTGCTTTTCTAAAAGGCTTGCTTCCTTCCTAGCATTCCTTACCTTGCTAACATCTGTTTTTAAGTTTATAGCCTTATTTCTAAGCTTATCAACCTGACCCTTAACACCTGTTAAATTACTTTTTAGTTTGTCGATTCTTGAAGTTTTAGCTGTTATATTTACTTTATAAGATCCACGACTAATACTATCTAGGCTATTTTTTAAGTTATTTACACGACCCTCTATATATTTAGATCCTGTGTCACTAATATTAACCTTGTAATTTCTATCAAAGGCTGACTTAAGGGCTGACCCCATAGTTGAGGCCGTTCCCTTAATCTTTTTCATAGCATCACCCATGGCAGATGTAGATTGTTCTATTTTCTTAGCCTTTGAGCTATACTCATCAACTAATACTACTCTTTCCTTAATTGCCACTTTCTAGCCTCCATTTCTTCTTGGGCATCTATGGCACCCAATACTAAAAATTTCTCGTAAGTATCAAGGCTAAAGATATAATCAAAGCTATGACCTTTGTCTAGCATATAGGCAACGATTTGCATTTCTGCATCATTGCCTAGCATTAGTTTTTTATTTTGTCCACCACCGCTAGATTATCTTTGTCAAAACCTGCCTTTTTAACTAAAATATCTGCAATACTTGATATTTCTCCAAACATTAATATTTTTTCAACTATATCTACAGGGTCTTTGCAATCAAACTCTTTTAACAAGTCCATATCCCTTAAATTAGGTTCTAGGCAGCAAGCATGTAAAAGGTAGTTATTAGCAAGAGTTTGCTTTTTTCTACTCTTTGCATAAGCCTCTGAATCTTCGTAGTCTTCCAAAGTTGGAAGTCTAAAAACAAAAGTGCCTGTTTCAGGCACTTCTATTTCAATCTCTTTATTTTTCTTTTTGTTAATTAAATCTCTTTTTTTGATTAAATCTTTTGCACTTAGTACCACTTTGATCCTCCTAGTAAATTCCTTCTGCTATATCAACATCATTAGGGGTAAAACCAAACTCAAATTGTTTTTCTACCACCTCAGACTTAGAAAAGTTAGCAAGAGGAAGGCTGTTTATCCAGCAATTTCCAATATTAATTCTTTCGATCTGTCCACCTACTGCATCAGGATCTTCTAAAGCTATAGACGCTACAAACCTAGGATCTCTTCCAGCTTTTAATACATCAAGATATTTCTTAATACCTCTAGTGTATACATGTTTAATTGTGAAAGATCCAGTTCCTGCAAGGGCTGAAATCTTGCTATCAACGTTGTTTCCAATAAATACATCCCCTCTTTGGGCTTCGATTGTAGCCTCAACATTTTCAGCTTCAAAAATAAGCTCCCCATCAATGTGGAGATTGCCCCAAGCCCCTGATATTCTTCTAAAACCTCTATTTTGGCTTAATCGTTCCATTTATTTCTCCTTATTCATTAAAGAAGTTAATGTATAGGTCTTCCATAGCATCTAGTATAGAAATACGTCCATTTAAAAATACATTAGCTCCAGTATTAAATTCTTTGATTTGTTGATCTGTCATATCTTCGACCTTAGCTCCTCGCTTAACTGCATATCTGTAGCAAGCTTCCAGGTCTATATCTACCTTGTTTCTATCAGTATTTTCTAAAATAACATTTTTTAATTCTGCAAAATAAACCCTATTAATTAAAGCTATAAACTGTTGTTTATTAGCATAGGTATTCAAAATCTTACCTACATAGTGGTTGTTCCAAGTATCCCTTATATCGTCTTTGATTAAGTGCATAGCTTCTATGATCTTAATCTTAGAAAAATCTTCGCCTTTATTTGCGGTGTATTCAGTAAATGAATTTACTCCCCTAGCAATCTTATAATTATCTCCATCAAATGTTAGGAATAGTTTCCCTTGATTAACCGCTTCATCCTCATTATCAGCAAATGGTAAATCTGCATCAGTAAGCAAAGGCCAAGTAAAGAAGGTAAAAGACCTATCAAGTGGTAGAGCTGCCAATTGGCTAGCAACTAAAGCTGTAAACTCTTGACCTGTATATGTTATTCCGTCATATACAACCCTAGGCACAGCCCAGTTAATAACTGTTTCGTTATTCGCCGCATATTCAAATCCAACAAACTTAATAGTTCTATCTTTTGCTTTAACCTCGTTTTCGTGCCATGATTGAATTGTCTTGATATCCTCTTCGCTAGCGTTAGGTGTAGCATAATAATTAAATTTAACTAACTTCAACTTACCTAAAACATCATTTAGAGGGTGCTTATCTCCATAAACTTCTACAAGCATCTTTCTTGGCCCTGCTTCAAAGGCAAGTCTTATATATTTAGCTACATTTTCACTGAATGCAACTTCCTCAGGTAAATCTATAAGGCTATTAAACTTATAAGAACCTTGTTCATTATCATTAGTGCCTTTAATTAAAAGTAGGGCTGTTCCCCTTTCGCTTCTTTGAATTGCACTAAGACCCATGGATTCAAAAGTAATTTTTACCTTAGGTAATCCCATAGTTCCCATTAACTCCTCCTATAATTCATATTCTAGTTTTAAATTTTCCATATACTTTAAGCCTTCGTCCTCATAGGCCCTTCTATCGTCTTCATTTGTAAAGCCTAAATCTTTTTCAAAGCTTGGTATATATCTATCTTCTTGATCTCTTTCTTCAACATTATTTTTGTCTTCTTTATCTGTGTCTTTGATATTATTTTTATTCTCATGGCCTTTGTCACCAGTGTTATTTTTAGCTTCATTCAACTTTAGACCTCTATTATCCCTACTAAAGTTATTTATTTCCTTATAATCATTTAGATAAGACGGCATATATTCATCCGCAAAATCAAACTGCACTAAAAAATGCAAGTCTTGATCTACTAATTTATATTCAGGCGGCTTTAAACAATGGATATATCTTTTATCTTTTATGTTTCCATCCTGATCATAACCTCGTACATACATTCCCATAGAAAAAGCACTCATCAGCCTATCACAGACTGCAAGTGCTTCACCTACATTATTGCTTTTGGAAAAATAAATTATATCCAAATCTATTTTTTTATTTATAATGTGCTTACTATGTTGTGGGGTTGAAATACTTACAAGCTCTACACTTAAAGAAGGTGTATAAAGCTTTTGTATCCTCTCTTTATACACCTTAGCATTAGGGAAAAGAGTTTTTAAAGTATCATTTACTGATCTGAATACATCTTGTATATTAATCACTTAACCTAGCCCTCGCAATCTTCACAGCTTCTCTAAGGGCTTTAGGTAGGGTCTCTTCTAGTCTATTTGTTCCATCCCTAAGCATATAAGACCCAGGCACATAATCAGCCTTTAACCTCTTGCCTATAGCTGGAACAAACCTTCCAGGCTCCTGCCTATGTCCGTATTCAACATGATCTGCATACTCTAGGTTATTTGATAACTCCATCTCAAAGATAAAGCCTGACTTTGTAACTCCTTCAAATACCCAAGACCTTCTCAAATCTCCAGTATCCACGGGGGTATTAGACCTAACATCATCACGCCAATCTAATCCCTCATAATTCATAGCCGTAGTTATTTCTTCATCAAATACCCTAGGCAATTCTTTAAGCTTTTTTAGGGTAATATCTAGACCTTTTAAGTCTACCTTTACAGCCATCAAGCATCATCCTTCCTAATTAAAGGTACTTCTATATGCGACTGATAAACAACCCCTTCTCCTGCTCTAAATTCTCTTTTGTGACCTAAAACATCAGATACAATCCAGTCTCCAGCCTGTATATCAATTTCAGGTCTAGCAAATAAAGTTGCTATATAATTTATAGGCTGTGTTGTATCTGTAATATTTTCTGTAGATCCACTAGTAAAAGATATAGCACAAGGTATATCATCGTATACAACTTCATTAGTAAAGCTATCAAATCCAAGCTCATCTTCGCTAGGAGTAGGCCTTAATACTTTTGCAGTATGATAATATGTTTCCGCTATGATATCAGCTTCTAAATTAAAAATAGGGCTTGTCATAGTGACCTAATCTTTCTATATTTTATAAGATGGTTTGTGTAGTTGTTTACAAAATCATCTACACTAGCAAAAGAAGGGGATCCAAGTTCTGTAACCCTGGCATTATCACCATAGGAAATAGTTGTATCTCCACGGTGAATGCTTGTAACCTTGCCCAACTTGCCGTCTGCCGTATCTTTAGAAACTTTTTCTTTATAGTAATTAGCCTGAGTGTATTCTGCCACCATTTTAATTACTATAAGCATAAGACCAGTTGG